AAAACACGCCACGGTGTTCAAACGTTTAGTATGTTAATTGAAAAACTCTAGGGGGTTGTATGGCAGCTAGTAAAGGTAAAAACCTTTTAATTAAAAAAGGCGCGGTGGTTATTTGCGCCGGTATTTTATCAAAAGATATTAAATTCAATGGCGAGCCTATTGATATCACAAGTGATGACGATGGTGGGTGGCGCGCGCTTTTGTCTGAAGCAGGGGTAATGTCTATTGATGCCAGCTTTGAAGGTGTTACTAAAGATGCGACCTTGCGAACTACCGCAGCGACAACGGCGAGAATGCTCACTGATGTAACGCTGGTTTTTCCAAATGGCGATATTGTTGATGGTGACTTCTTTTTGTCTGCCTACTCAGAAAAAGGCGAAACCAACGATGCCATTAAATTCTCTGCCGAGCTGCAATCATCTGGCGCAATGGTCTACACGCCATTCGTTTAATGTTTAATCAGTAACAACCCCAAAAAGGTCGCCAATAGGCGGCCTTTTTTTATGCCAAAAACTTGAAAATGCGAGCGCTGAAGTATGTCAATTTTTAAAACCATTGAGCTGTCGTTTAAAAACAAGAGTTACAAAATTGAGCCCACAAGCGTTATGCGTTGTTTGGCACAAATTGAAGATGTAATCACGCTAAGCGATTTATCTAATGCTCAGCGTGTTCCCTTGGTAAAACTTTCTCAGGCGTACGGTATTGCGTTGCGCCATGCGGGCGCGAATGTTACCGACGAAGAAGTTTACGAAGGTGTATTTGAAGATGGCGGCGCGGCCATGATTTCGGGCGCCGTTAGTGGTTTGCTTTCCATGATGATTCCTCCCGCTAAATTTCAGGCGGTTGCCGCTGCAAAAAAGCCGATAGCGAAACCAAAGGCGAAAGCCAAAAGCTAGTCCAAAGCTGGTACCAAATTTTCGTAGAGGCTTGGAAATATCCGCCGCGTGATTTCTGGGTGCTAAGCCCCGGTGAATTGTGGTGGCTATTAGAGGCAAAAATGCCAGAAAAAGAGCCGGAACTTACGGAAGCTGATTGGCAAGAATTGTACGACATGCTCGATTAATGCGTTAAAAAATGCGAGATAAAAAAATGGCAGAAAACGTAGGCAATATTGCGATTACCGTAGGCGCAAACGTAACCGATTTTGTTACGGATATGCGCTCTGCGAGTGGCGAGGTAACGGCGCTAGATAAAAAAGCCCGCGCAATGATGAATACCTTTGTGGGCTATGGCCTTGCCGCTGCCGCTGCGGGCGCTGCTGTTATCGCTGGTTTATACGTTACTGCTTCAGACACTATTGATCGCCAAGCAAAACTTGCGCGGGCGCTGGGCTCAACCACGGCAGGCATTCAATCGCTGGAATACGCTGCAGATATGGCCGGTGTAGCGCATGAAGAATTATCTGCCGCTAGCGGTAAATTAAATCAGAAATTAGGGCAGGCCATTACCGTAGGTGGCGCTGCCGCAAAAGAATTAGATCGCTTAGGTTTATCCGCAAAAGAACTTGCAAAAATGGATGCGAATGACCGCATGGCCACCATTGCCGATCGCATAGTTCAATTGAAATATAACTCCGCGCAAGCATCCGCCTCACTGAAAGAGTTGGGCTTAAAAGGCAATGAAGTTGTCGCCATGATGATGGATGGTGGCGAGCAATTCCGCGCGGCAAATGCAGAATTACGCGAGTTAAATGTGTTGGTGAGTGATACCGATGCGTCAAAAATTGAAGCTGCAAATGACGCTTGGTCAAAAACCAAAATGGTGATTACTGGGCTTGCGAACACGGTTGCTGTGGCGTTATCACCCTATATGCGCGTTATTGCAGAATATTTACGCAATGCGGCCGTTGAAAGTGGTGGTTTCAAAGATCAGGTAGGTGCGGCAATTAAAACTGCGCTGGGTGGCTTCGCAAAACTTGGCGATGTTATCCAAGGTTTGCGTGTGGTTTTTAAAGGCATTGAGTTGGTCGCCGTTGCCTTTGGTGCTGCGGTTGTGAGTGTTTTTGAAATGTTGCTCGCACCCGGTATAGCGGTGAACGATTTAATTATTAAAGGCATTAATTCTGCAATCACCGCCTCTAATAAATTATTGGGTACGAGTCATGAATTGATTGCGTTACCTGGCGAAAGCGCGTTTATGACTGGCTTGCATGATCTTGGTGAGGCGGCACGTAATAAAGTGGGCGAGTTGCGCACCGAGCTTGGTGAGCTAGCCATGCAAGAAATGCCAAGCGATAAAATTAAAAAATATTTAGAAGACGTTGCCGCTATTGGTGACCCTAAAAACTTTAAAGGCCCCGCTGGCTCAATGCCTGCAGAAAATGAAGAAGATGCCAAGAAAAGAGAAAAGGCCAATAACGTAATGGATAGTCTGCGCGCGGGCACTGAATCTATGCGTGCAGAGCTTGATAAGCGCCGTGAAATTGTGGCTATTTATCGCAATAATCAGCTCGCTGCAGATGCTCCCTATTACGCGCAACAGCTCAACGATATAAAAATCAATGAGCAAATGAAACAAGCCGAAATTCTTGCGGCTGCGCAACAAGAAGATGCGCAGCGTGCAGAGCGCCAAGCGCAAAATCTTGAGCGTGCGGCGGGTGATAAGGCGCTAATGGCTGCCATCATCGCTGAATACGATATGCAAGAAGTTTTGGCAGAACAAATCAAGCAAGGTCAGTTAACGCAAGTGCAGGAAGATGCACAGAAAGCGCGTGAAAAATTGCGCGAAATGGAGCGTAAAAATGCCAAGAGTGTAGCGCTCAGCTTGGGCGGTGAATTAATGTCACTCATGCAGGGGCAAAGTAAGCGCGCATTTGAATTTGCTAAAAAAGTGGCAATTGGTAGCGCGGTGATAAGTGGTTATGATGCCGCTGTTAAGGCATGGGATTCAGGTATGTCCGTGGGTGGCCCGTGGGCTCCTGCAGTTGCTGCGGCTTACACAGCTTCCAGTTTAATGAAAACCGGTGCATTAATTAACAGTATTCGCGGCACTAGTTTTGGTAGTGGTGGCGGCGGTACTAGTGGTGGTGCTGCGGTAGGTGGCGATGGTGGTATGGCGAGTGCTGGGGCTGGTGCAAGCGCGCCTGCAGCAGCTGCGCCCAATGCGGGCTCAACTATGCACGTAAAAGGTTTAGATCCTAGCCATTTATTTACCGGTTCTGCTATGCAAACTATTGCGCAGGGCTTGTTGGATTATCAAAAAGATGGCGGCAAAGTGGTGTTCGTTGCATGAGTATTTTTATCAGTAACACGGCTTATGCGGCGAGCGTTATTGCTGCAGATGATTTGCCTATTATCGCGTGGAAAAGTGTGTTAGGCATTGGCGATATTTCTGCGTCTGGTTTTCAAAACTCTCGCCCCGCTAGCAATGTGTGGGGTGCAGATACCGCTACCTTTTGGGAGGGCGCTGCGGATGGCGATGGCATTTATATTAATTTGGCCAACGTGAGTGCGGGCAGTATTGATTACATAGCGATCGCAAAGCACAACCTGGGCAGCGCTGCAATTTCCTACAGGGTTTATGTGTCTGTAGATGGCTCCACGTTTACGCCGCTCACGCCTGAGCGAACCGTTACCGATGATTCACCGATCGTAGAATATTTTAACCCCAGTACCGCGCCACTGTTTCAAATTCGTTTTACCGGTGCAGCTGCGCCCATTATTGCGCACGTGCGCATGGGTGCCGTGCTTATTTTGCCGCGCAGTATTTATGTGGGCCACGCACCTGGCACTATTTCAAAAGTGGTAGAGCGCGTTTCGCAGGTGAGCGCCATGGGTCAATTTTTAGGGCAAATTGTTACGCGCACTAGCTATAAAACCTCGGTAAAACAAGAAAATGTTAAGCCAGAATTTATTCGCCAGCATATTAAACCGTTCATTGCCCATGTGGATGGCACGCGGCCAGACGATGGCACCGCGCGCGGCACCTTCTTTTTCGCGTGGCGGCCAGATTTTTACCCTGATGAAGTTATGTATGCGTGGACAGATAGCGAAATTCGCCCAGAAAACCAACGCAGCAACGGCATGATGAGTTTTGGTTTTGAAGTAGCAGGGGTCGCGTAAATGGAATTGGTTCGCCTGCAATTTGTAGAGCTGGTTTTAAAGCCCTGTACGCGCACCTATGGCGAATCGCCCTGTGTTGCAGCTATAGGCGTAACGGGCGAGTGCAAGTGTTACAACAGCCCCGCCACGTGCCAAGACCCAGAGAATTTTTTAGCGGGCGAACAGGTCATTCGTTTTGCGGTACCCACGGCAGATTTGCCGGTTGATTATGACTACATACCCAACGTAAAAAACATTTCTGTGGTTGCGCAAAAAATTAGTCCCGGCGAATCATTGGGCTCACGTGAGAGCGTAACCTCATCGCATTTTAATCACCCACATAACGATGTGTGTTACGACAAATATGTGGATGAGCGCGGTTTTAATCCGTTCAATGTTGGCACGCATTGGGGCAAATTCGCAGCGCGCTGGCCAAACGTGCAGGGCTGCGAATATCGGCATGTGCTTGGCTATGCTGGCCAATCTATTAACGATATGGAGCGCCGCTATTACATTGTAGAGTCCACCAGCGGCCCCGATAACGCGGGCGGTTATTCGTTTACCGCAAAAGATGCTATTAAGTTTTTAGATGGCGACAAGGCCGTTGTGCCGCTGCCAAGTGTTGGTGTGCTTGCTGCTGATATTTCAGATTCTGCCACGTCATTAACGCTCGCGCCTGCAGGCGTGGGCGATTTGTATTACCCCGCCGCTGGCGTGGCCTCCATTGGCGATGAAAAGGTTACCTTCACGCGCAGTGGCGATGCCATTACATTAACCGGCAGGGAGTTAAGTGGCTCAAAGCGCGATGAACACAAAGAAAACGAAACGTTTCAACTCGCAGAAGTTTTTGCCAGCGTAGAGCCTTCTCAAGCAATTTATACATTGCTCAATAATTTTACAGATACCCCCGCCGAATATTTAGATTTAGCGGGCTGGTCTGCGGAAACCATGGCGCACATTGGCCGTTTGTTTTCGCGTGAAATTATGAAGCCAACGGCGGTTAAAAAAATAATTGACGAATTAATTCAGCAAGTCGGTTTGGTGATTTATACAGATACTATTAATAAAAAAATGGTGGTTCGTGCGCTGCGAAATTTAGTGCCAGCATTAACGCTAGATGAAAACTCAATGCTGGATCAAGTGACAACAAAGTTTGATAGCGACAAAAGAATTTCGCAAATACTCATGTATTACGCACAAAAAAACCCGCTTGAAAAAAACGATGAAGAAAAAAACTACGCCGCAATTCTTAATAGCTTTGTGGGCGATGCTGTTGCCGCGCTAGAGGGCGCGCCCGCTGCTATTAAAAAAATATACGCTACGTGGATTACTATTTTTAACCGCCCTGCAGGCGAAGCGGTGAGCACCTATGTGTTGCGCCGTTACGGCCGTGCGCCGCGCTCTGTGGCATTTAAAACGCCGGTGAATGTGCCCATTAGGTTGGGCTCTGTTTTTACGCTCAGCAGTGGCAAGTTTGAAGATTCGCAGGGCCAGCTGTTAGCGCCGTTATTATTCCAAGCGATTTCTGTGCAACCCTCTGAAACAGATTGCACGGTAATGGGCGAGCAGGTACCGGTGTTTATTGATGACGTGCCCGATGGCGTGGCCACGGTCAATATTGACGAAGACTCGTTTAATTTAAATTTGCGCACAGTGTATGACTCCATTTATTTGCCGCCGGTGGCGGGCGATGAGGTGCGGTTTATTATCGCGGCTGGTGTGAAAATTGGCTCCATCGGCGTTTCCACGTACGCGCTAGATGTTGGCGATTGGCCAGAAGATGTCATTATAAAAATTTACGCAAGCAGCGCTAGGTTTCAAGGCAAGGGCGGTGATGGTGGTTTCGGCAACACAATAGATGGCCAAGACGGCGGCGCTGCGTTTTATACCGATTTCCCCGTAGAGATTCATGGTGATGTAGAAATTTGGGGGGGCGGTGGTGGTGGTGGTGGCAGTTTGATTTACCCCTCCACCTACACGGCCGGTGGTGGTGGTGCTGGGTTTACGCCGGGCATTCCAAGCGCAACTACTGAGGTTGGGTGGGGTGGTTTTACCGCAACGCTACGAGGTGGTGATCCCGGTGATGCTGGTGCAAATGGTTTCTATCCAGATGGTTCGCCTGGCGGCGCTGCAGGCTACTCAATTGTAGGTTCAGCGCTGGTTACGTTTATTGATACGCCGGATATTCGCGGCCCACAAATTAGTTAGGAATCTTTATGGCGGCGCGCAAAGGCGATAAAGCAAAAATTAAAAAAGATGGCGTGGTTATTTGCGCGGGTATCAATCAAAAAGATGTGAATATCGGCGCAGAATTAATTGACGATACTGCAAACAGTAATCGAGGTTTTAGTGTTTCGCTTGCAGACGTAGATACAAAATCTATCACGCTGGGTTTTGGTGGTATCGCAAAAAGCAGAATTCTGCGCAAATATCGGTTGATGGATGAAAATTTACTCACCGGTATTACCTACGAATTTGCCAACGGCGACACCATAACCGGCAGTTTTATCATCTCAGATTACAGCGAGTCTGGCTCGGTTGGCGATGCTATTAAATTTAATTGCTCGCTGAAATCGACGGGCGCGTATGCGTTCGCGTTCAGCGCAAGCGAGGCTGACGACGGTGTTATTGGTGGCGGCGGTGGCGGCGGCGGTGGTGGATTTTCTCGCTTGCTAGAGAACGGAAGTTATCGGTTGTTGGAAGGCGAAGAGCCTAACTATAGAATTTTGGAGGCATAAAATGGATAAAAGAATTTCAGAGCTTGACGCCTTACCGGAAGGCTCATTGATTGAGGGTGATTTGATTGAAGTTGTGCGCGATGGAGAGAATTACAAATATGATGCTTCCGGCATTTTAGCTGTAGAGTATGTTGCGCTTATTGGCGGAGAAACAACCACATCATTTAGCAGCAATGGAGTTAGTGGGTCGTGCCAAATTTTATGTGCAAAAAGCGGCAATGTATATCACGTTGATGTGTCTATCTATGAAATGACAGGTACGTCATCTGCAACTGATACGATAATTTGCAATATTGATGTGAGCTTAGTTTTAAATATGGTTTCAAGACAGGGCGCTTCACCGTTGGCGACAACGACAGCATATTGTGTGTTTTCCAGTAACTCATTAACGTTGGTTGCGCCTGCCGGAACGAATTTTTCAACAAATCCGGTTTTTGATTTTTCAACTACTTTTATTGCAAGTTAGTTTTAAAACCTAAAAATATATAATAAAAAACGTTATGAAAAATCTGTAAATAAATATTGTGATTTTTCAGTTTCATAGAAATAGATTTACAAAACATTTATTCAATAATCCCGCCTAGTGCGGGATTTTTTTTGGAAAAAATATGGCTGTATATTTGATGGGGGCGGTTGGCCGCAATCCCGCAACGGGCAAGCTTGATGGTATGTTTTCGCCTGAAGAAATCACCATCATTGGTGCAATAGGCCACGGCCAAAATCTTACTGTAAATCTAGACCGGTTTAGTGAAATCGACTTTGGCACCCGCGAAAACATCAAGCCGCTATTGGTAATCAAGGGCGATAGTAGATTTGGCAGTTCTCTTGGCCGACTCACAACCGAGCATATCAGCCCCAATGCGGTTATTGACTCTGTTGTTAAAAACGGAGCGCTTGCATCCTCATGGAGGCTTGATCTTAGAGAGTTTGGTGACAGTGGGATTATCGGAACACCGTTTACCTCAGAAGACCAGACAAAACCTCTCCTGATGTACATTGAACGCCGGTATGGTTTCGATTTTGATGACCCTGCAATTCAGTGCAATGGCTACTACTTTAATAGCCCACCGTGGGAAAACAGCAATGTGTTCAGCATAGACATTGATGGCCGAACATTTATGCACACAAACGATAACAGCCCATCGTCAGTTAATAATTCACAAGCGGTTGCGGTAATAATGGCGGCGCAAATCAATGCTGATGACCTGTGCAAGTGCACGGCAAACGCAAATGACGGCACGTTTGATTTGCGTTTGCTGAAAAAGAATGTTGAGGACGAATTTACCCCTGTGCTCAACGAGAATGTAACGCAAAACTTCAACAACAAAACGGCGCGCGTTTATGCGTGGGACAACTCCGGCATTAACGACGCAATTATGATTACCCACGGGTACGGCAATAGATCTATTACGTACATGGAGAACACGGAGGGCAGCACGTCACAACCGGATTATGACGCTAAGCCAGAGCTGAATTCTTGGATGTGTGAAGACCAAGCCGCTCCCGAACTTACAGCAGACGCTAGACAGGCTTATTTCGATCTCAGACGCGAAATGACACAATGCCCCGCGCAGTTAAATCTGTGTATTAAAACTTTGCAGGATGACCGTAAATAATGGCACACACTAATAAAACGTATGTAAGCAATGGTGGTACAGTGGGGGTCAGCAGTTTATTTCCTGATGGAACCGCTCCCGTTGTTTCAAGTGGTATTCAAGTTGTTGGAACAGTCGCCCACGGTAATATCATAAAAATCATAGCAGGCGATGATGTAAATTTTGGTGATGTTGCGCCAATTTTTATGTTTAGAACGCTATTAAGTGGTGCAACTGCTGGTACAGATTTTGAATTGATTGAAGGTGTAACATACAAGAAGGGCTATAACTGTTCATCGGTATTTTATCAATCTGCATATAGATTTCCAGTGCATACTGTTTCTGACATGCCACACTCTAAAGCTTTAGCCGTGGGATCGTTATCTAGCACTCCAGATGACACAACGCAAGTTCCAATTATAAATGTAATTGCAAAAAATCATTCTAACGAATACTTTCAAGCCTGCATTTACAAATTTCCGCTCGCAAATCAGAACAACAACAATTCGTACTTGGATGACGGAATTTCACACCCCATACAAATTAAAAACACATGGCACATGAATACTAATGACGGTGCATCTGTAGATTCTGAGCTTGATATTTACCGACAAGTTTACCAGAGGTATCCGGGAACAGAAGGTAATGGCTGGATCGGGAATTGGCAAACCGAACTTCTTCTCGCTTCAAATTCTGCCGGACTTCCGCCAATTAATGGGATTGACGGAATTGGGTACACAACTTTAAAAATAAGTGCCAGTGAAGTTAATAGCAATGTAATTGTACACCATCACACATGCAAAATTGATGCGGTCGATGGTAATTTTGCATCAAAAATGATAGACACCTCCTACGGCGTTCTCTCTGATTATTCTATTGCGTATACTAACACTATAGCGGGGAATAATTTTTTCGACAGGCTAAAAATCCCTGCTTTTGTTCGTGGTTTCAACGTGCCGTTGAATCGCCACACGTATTTTGCGGGTTTGTATGACGCGTGGGGGGCAGCAGCAAAAGCACGCGTGACATTAACAAACAATTCGACCGTTGGATCAGAAACAAACGAAAGCATATGTACCCCGCTTATGTGGTCTAACAAGCTAATAGTTGCCGAAGTTGATTTATCTTTTTCTGCTAATCATTTGCGCGTGCATGATGCTGATGGCCAATATATCGCAGGGGTTTCGATATGAGTTTTTTCAACGCATTTGATCGTATTGCATTCACAGGCTTCACCAGTGCTGTGTGGAAAAGAGATATTTCTCTTGATTCACTTTTAACTGTACCCACTGACGCAACTTATGCCGCAATAGAGTTTTACGGAAATGGTACTTACGGATTTCAGGATTCAGACGATACGACTGATTTCGTATATACAACCGTTAATAAATCATCGCTTTTTAAATTTATCCCTATTAACGCATCGAAGACAATAGATTTATATTTAGGTAATACCGCTACGGGTAACTGGGTGTTAGTGGGCTATACCTCGCACATTACAAAATTAGCCTCCCCTGCATCGATTGGATCTTTTTCAGGGTCAGGAACAAAGACCATAGATTGTTCTGCAATTGTCCCAACTGGTGCTATAAACGGCTCCGCTTTAATTGAGTTTAATCTCACCACGAAAGTCGGCGCGCTTCTGAATTTGACATCTCAAAACTTTCCAAACTTAACGCAAAAGGGGCATGTAGTTGTGCCGCTTGATGCCAACCGTTATTTCTACGTAAACAGCAGCGGTGCGGCGATAAATGCGGGTGATATTAAAATTCTTGGATGGATGGCTCCAGAAGCGTACCAGCACGAGACGACATTCACTCAGATAGCGCCAGCGGCGACAAGCACGTGGGAAAAACTAACAGGGTCTTGGACTACTGTTTTTGATAGTTGGAGAATGTACTCTAATAGCGATACGCATCTTCGAGGTATTCGAAGAAACGGTAGCTCTTACACCGAAACTCAAAACTTACAAAACCGATTTACGTGGGTTAATCCATCAACTGCTGGAGAGGTTCAAGGCTGGAAAAATAACGCAGCGGTCACATTTCAGCGTTTCGGCGGATTTGTTGCCGATACCGCAGCCGCTAACATTTCAGGAATTGATACGCTTCAAGCTGGGGCGACAGCAACAGTAACATTTAACAAATCCGTAACGACTGTAAATAAGCTGCGAATCACCAGCGTTTTCGATAATCACTATATTGATGTAACAACAGGGTTTGCTGGAAGCGGATCAACAAGAACATTTACGGTTCCTGATTTTGTTGATTCTACTGATGGCATTCGATTGGGTGATGTTATTGTCACACCCACTACAGACGGATCAACTGGGGCAGATTTCACAGGTTTAGAGTACACAAAAGCCGACTACACATTTACAAATATTGAGGATGTGGTGGCTGGTAATGTGTGCGAGGGAGACAGCCCTTCTATAGTTTCAGACGATCAAATTGCTTACGATTCAACGACTGGCGCAACGGTAACGGTTGGCGGCATCTATAGTGACCCCACAGAATCATTTATAGGCACGCAAACGATCTGGCACTATTCTGTGTCGGATTTTAAATGGTATAGCTTTGATATTACGGCAGAAAGCGGCGCTGTAGTTGTTACTGGCGGTCTTACATCATCCGGCCTAACCTCTAGCGGTTTAACTCGTGTCGGTTTAACATCTAGCGGATTGTAGCCCCAATTACGGGGCTATTTCTTCGCTAACAAAACAAGGATTTTGTCAGTATCTTTGTTTTTGTTTTCGCGCCAAAAATCATCATC